TGGTATAAATGGACATCTGGGAGTTTTACTCTTGTTGCCACTGGCCCAGCAGACGATGCAACGATTAACAAGAGGCTTTTGCATAAGGAATTATCATGGGACGCAGTACATTTGAAGGGCCAATTTTATCTGGCGACAACCGCTTTGGCCCTATCCGTGATGTCGGATACACAGATTTAGTTCAAACAGCTTTGTTGGACTTCTCAGTCACAACACCTAACACGGCCAATTATGGCGGTGGATCAGGCGTGTTTGTTTCTTCAAACAACATTCCTAATAGCACAGGTGTTATATACACTCCTCAATCTGGCGTGTTCAGTAACACTGGGCCTACCAAGGCATCAGCCCCCACTGCGGATACATCCGGCACGATTTATCGTGGTGTGGTTTTCTATGTGCCCTATAGCTCTAACATCACTGATGTGATCGTTGACGTAGGTACATTGCCCACAGATGGTAGCGTAACAGCTAACTCCATCCAGCCTTACGTGTCAAACAACTTTGCGACAAGCACAGGTGTTTACGCTACGATGGCAGCTATTACATCTGCAACTCGTGGAACTGCAACATTTGTTGGTTCACAATTGGCACCAACATTGCAAGACTTCCAAAACCCACAAGTTGGAACTCAACCTTCTTGGTTCTCTCAAGTTGTTGTGACTTTAAAGATTACCAATACAAGTTTGACAACACCAACATCAGGTCAGATTGAAGTAACAGTTCGTTACACACAACTTGACATGAATATTGGTAACTCTACAACTTACCCCTACGGTAACTTTGATTAATCTTCTGGGGGCTTCGGCCCCCATCTTTAAACTTTAAGGAGATTATTCATGGCTACAAATGTACCAGCAACAAACAACGTTTTGAATTCAATTACTCGTCAGAGTAAATATGAGCCATTTGATTTACAAGTTGCTCGTGGTCAGGTTTATGGGCACAGTGTCCTAAACATTTATGGCTACCAAGCAGCGGTAGGCACATCATTTGTGCCTGTATGGGAAGGTAATAGCTCTTACACTTTTCCCTCTTCTGCAATCCAAATGCACATTGCTAGTTCTGTTAATACTGGCGATGATAAGACGGCTACTTCTGTTCTTATCAGTGGGTTGGATGCAAGCTACAACCAAATTTCGGAAACTATAAAGTTGAACGGTACAACCGCTGTAACTACAGTGAAATATTATTTCCGTATCAACAGCATGGCAGTAACGGCCGGTGCACCTACAGGAAACATCACGCTAAAAGATACAACTGACACTACGTTGTATGCAGAAATTTTAGCTGGCAATGGACGCACTTTGATGGGCATCTATACCGTACCTGCGGGTTATACGTTTTATTTAAGCCGTATTGACATTAATACAAGCTTGAACGCTAACCCTGCTGGTTACGCAACGTATCAAAACTATCAAACAACTAGCACTGGTGTATCCACTGTTACGGTCATTGCTCCGTTTACAAACAACTACCATACGCAAAGGGTTATGCCCAGAGCAGTGGCGGAGAAAACAGATATCCAATTGCAGGCAAAAGCCAGCACTGGCACTGCGGCCTTAACGGTTTCGCAAGAAGGTTATTTGATTAAGAACAATGCTGATGCTGGAAGCACATAATGAGCACCCCCGCATGGCAACGCAAAGAAGGGAAGAATCCGAATGGTGGCTTAAACGCCAAGGGTCGGGCATCCGCAAGGAAGGAGGGGATGCATTTAAAAGCTCCCCAACCCGAGGGCGGATCAAGGAAAAAGTCTTTCTGTGCGAGGATGGAGGGGATGAAAAAGAAACTCACCTCTTCCAAAACCGCCAACGATCCAAACAGCAGGATTAACAAGTCTTTGAGAGTTTGGAAATGCGCTGATGGCTGTGCTGTGCGTGGCTTGACAAAAGGGAAGTATGTCTGATGGACTCAACGATGTGGAATGCAGTTCTCTCCTTACTTGTCGCTATCTTAGGCTGGGTATTGAGAGAGAAATCAGCAGAATTGCAACGCATAACTATTTTGCTGAACAAGACTCGGGAAGAGTTAGCAAAAGAATATGTGACAAAAGTAGAAGTCCATGCCGATATAAACAGAGTTCTGGATCGGTTGGACAGGCTGGAAAGCAAGATTGATAGGCTAATGGAGATCCAACATGCCATCAACTAGCAAGAAACAGCACAATTTCATGGCGGCGGTGGCCAACAACCCATCGTTTTCCAAGAAAGTAGGAGTCCCGCAAAGTGTGGGGCAGGAGTTCACTAAGGCGGACACAGGCCGCACATTTAAACAAGGTGGTAGTATGATGAAACAAGGTAAACCAATGATGGGTGCAGCAATGAGAGCACCCGCAAGAAGAGCAATGGCCCCAGTTCCAGCAGGAGCACCAGCAATGCCTCCCGCAGGTATGGGAATGGGCATGAAGCATGGCGGTAAAACCCATGAAGATCACCATCATCACATGAAGATGGCTCATCATCACCTCAAAATGGCGATGAAAATGGGTGGTAAGACTATGGAAAAGGGAGAACCCCATTCCAAAGACATGGGCGAAAAGATGCTCAAACATGGTGGTAAAACTGCTAAGTTTGCTAAAGGTGGTTCTGTTCCCGGCCAATACGCATTGGGAGAGCCAATGTCTAAAGTTAAAGCCGGTGGCATTAAGAAACATGGCGAACATGCTATTCAAGAGCGTGGGCACACCCGTGCATTGCAAGAAACAATGAAGGGCAATACCATTGGTAATGGCCCAATCATCAACGCTAAAAAGCGTGGCGGCAGAATCTGCTAAGGAGACATCATGAAACATCATCACGGACACATTCACCCCGCAGGCCATGAGCATCATCATGAGCATGAGATGCACCACGAACACGTTAGCAAGCACCATGCTGCTGGCGGTCACGTGCATCACTCAGAGCACTACAAAGAGCATGCAGCAGGTCATCCCCTGAATCATGACACAGTAGAGCATTTGCACGATCACCAGAAATACAAGCATGGTGGTAAAGTGCATCACAAACACCACAAGGGGTAAATCATGGCAATCGTCACCAAGAAACAATTGGCAGACTTTCAAGCTAAATACGGCGCTGATAAAGATTTGACTGACTACATGAATGCTCAGTTGAATTTGGTTCGCCGCCACCCTAAAGCATCGCAATCCACCAATCCTCAAACAGCCTCAGCTATGTTAGCCAATATGCCCGCAGGAACATCTGCTGCTGCGGCGCAAGCTTTGGGTGCTCTTGCTGCCAAGGAGCAAGCCGGACAAGCCAAGTCTTCAGCAGCGAATGCCGCAGGAGATATGGAAGATGACGGATTTGCCACAGCCACAAGAAACATGGGTTCACCAATGCCCCCTAAAGATGATGGCTTCTTGGGTAAAAACATGAGAGCATCTTTGGGTTCACAGTTCAAAAAGGGCGGTGTAACCAAGAAGTATGCTAAAGGTGGTCATGTTAAATCCTCTGCCTCAAGCCGTGCTGATGGTATTGCCATGCGTGGTCACACGAAGGGTAGGATGCGCTAATGAGGCCCAGCCGTGGCATGGGTGACATCAACCCGTCAAAAATGCCGGGTAAAAAGGTGATACATCGTAAGGATCATCCAAACGATGTATCGCTGTATAAGGACGGGGGTAAAGTCTGGGACACCCCCAATCCTGCCAAAAAGCACAAGAAACTTAGCCCAGCCAAAAAGGCAAAAGCTAAGTCAATGGCTAAGAAAGCAGGTAGACCTTATCCAAATTTAATCGATAATATGAGGGCATCAAAATGAGTTTATTAAAGCATTTGGAACAAGAAGCCGCTTACTTGTTAAGCGAACTGAAGAAGCTTGCCGCTTCTCACAATAGTGCTTACGGCGATCATGATGATCGTTTAAAGGCTATTATTGGTAAATTGGATGAGCATGTTGAATCAACTACTCCCGCACCTGTTGAAGCAACACCTGTTGCCGCACCCGTTGAGGCTCCTGCACCTGTTGTCGCTGCTGCTCCTGTTGCTGATCCTGCGCCCGCAACGCCCGTAGTTGCTGCTCCTGCGGATACAACACCCGTAGCAACTCCTGCTGTTGATACAACTGTAGCACCTACAACCACTACTACAAACTAATATGGCAACGTCCGGCACCACCCTCTTTGACATGAACTTCACGGAGATCGCCGAGGAGGCGTGGGAACGTGCTGGCCGGGAAATGCGTAGTGGATATGACTTACGGACTGCCCGCAGGTCAATGAACCTACTCACCATAGAATGGCAAAACCGTGGCATAGATATGTGGACAATAGACTCCGGTACGATTACCTTCGTACAGGGTTTAAACACATATCCTCTGCCTACGGATACCATCGATCTTTTGGATCATGTTATACGTACAAATGCTAACCAGACTAGCAATCAGTCTGACCTCACCATCACTCGCATTAGTGTCAGTACGTATGCCACCATCCCCAATAAGCTGACTCAAGCTAGGCCAATCCAAGTCTTGATTCAAAGAAATTCAGGCGAAACTGGGCCTGTATACGACAACACCAACACGGCTATTACAGTGGCTTCTGCGATAGGCGTGACAGATACAACCATTACCCTAACAAGCACAGTCAATCTGCCTGCTACGGGTTATGTTTTGATCGACAATGAAACCATCTACTACAACTATCTATCAGGGAATACCCTTGGTAATTGTTTTAGAGCACAGAACAATACAGTTGCGGCAACTCATAACGTGGGTGCGGCAGTTAATTTACAGCGTCTTCCAGCCGTCACGGTTTGGCCTACGCCCGATGGAAGCACAACCTATACCTTTGCCTACTGGAGACTCAGAAGAGTCCAAGATTCAGGAACAGGAATTAACACCGCAGATATGAATTTCAGATTCTTACCTGTATTGGTGGCAGGTTTAGCCTACAATATTGCTACAAAAGTACCAGAATTAATGCCTCGTCTTGACATGCTGAAAAAGCAATATGACGAACAATTTGATTTAGCTGCTGGTGAAGATCGAGAGAAAGCTGCTGTGCGGTTTGTACCTCGTCAGATGTTCATCGGCGGAGGTTCTGTGTAATGGGCAATCGGTTTTCATCTGGTAAGTATTCGATTGCCGAATGCGACAGATGTGGGCAGAGGTACAAGCTAAAAGAGTTGAAGTTTGAGGTCATTAAGACTAAACTTTACCAACTGAAGGTTTGTCCTGAATGCTGGGATCCTGATCAGCCTCAACTGCAATTAGGTATGTATCCTGTGGATGATCCTCAAGCAGTTAGACAGCCAAGGCCAGATTTGTCGTATTACACATCAGGTCAGAACGGATTGCTGGTTGATTCTGTCAATCCTAATGATTACACTCAACAAGGACAGGGTGTCCAATCGGGTGGATCAAGAGATACGCAGTGGGGATGGAACCCTGTTGGCGGAGCATCAGCAAACGATGTTGGGTTAACTCCTAACTATTTGGTGGCAATAACGGCGGTTGGTACAGTAACAATTACAGGGAGTTAAAAATGGCTAAACATGATGACATCGCAGAAGACAAGAAGCTGATCAAAAAGGCTTTCAGTATGCATGACAAACAATTGCATGAGAACAAAAAGACGAATCTCAGCAAGTTGAAAAAAGGTGGGCTTGCTGGTGTTTCTGGCGATTCCATGAAAGCTTATGGTAGAAACGTGGCTAGAGCCATGAACCAACGTGGCTCTTCAAGGGGTGGATAATGGCTAAACAAATACCTGCAACCAAAAAAGATAGCCCAGCTATCCACAAGGCTTCCGGCAAATTCAATGGATCTGCCGAGGAGTACGCTCCTCCCCATCACATGAACGATAAAAAGTTCAATGCTGGTGCGATTGAAGAGAATCCCGATCATCCCGATATTGGCATGGCAGTCAAGATGCCTACTCGCCATAACTGGACACCCTTGAACGGTGGCGTATCCATTGGCAACAATGATGAGATCAAATCAACCGGCATTAAAACCCGTGGCAATGGCGCAGCAGAGCGTGGCACTATAGCTAGAGGGCCTTTAGCATAATGTATTACAGCGACCTTGTCACAGCCGTAAACGACTACATTGAGAATAACTTTCCCACTGTAGATCTGAATCGCATGATTCAGCAGGCGGAGCAACGCATCTATAACACGGTGCAGTTGCCCTCTTTACGTAAGAATGTGACAGGGCCTGTTGTTGCCCAAAGCCAATACATTACATTGCCCAGTGATTTTCTATCGGTATATTCATATGCCGTGATCAATAATGGGCAATACACGTATCTTTTAAACAAAGATGTGAACTTCATTAGAGAGGCATATCCTTCTTCAGGTTACTATGCCGAACCGGCTCATTATGCGATCTTTGGGCCTTCTTCCTCTAATACCAATTTGTTAACCTTGATTCTTGGCCCAACGCCAGATCAAGCTTACACCACAGAACTCCATTATTACTATTACCCTGTTTCAATCATTCAAGCTGCGATTGCTTCAGTTTCCATCACCAATCCGGGCGGAGGATATACAAATGGTACTTACTACAATGTTCCTCTTACTGGCGGCACTGGTAATAGTGCTTCAGCCAATATTGTTGTGGCAGGTGGGATTGTAAGCTCGGTCACACTGGTTGATGGTGGATGTTATTACGTGGTTGGGGATTCCCTCACCGCCACGTTTGATAGCGGGAGTTCCTTTACTTGTCAGGTTACTGGCATCAATAATCAATATGGCGAAACATGGCTTGGGGATAACTTTGACTCAGCCCTGCTCAATGCCACATTGATGGAAGCCATTACCTATGTCAAGGGTGGTGATGAACAAGGCGTTATGCTCAAGTTGTATCAAGAAAGATACGCAGCAGCAATGGCTCTTCTCAAGAACTTGGGTGATGGCAAACTCCGTATGGATGCATACAGAGATGGTCAAGTTAGGGTGCCTGTCGTATGAGTATTATTCAAACACAAACCACAAGCTTCAAAACGGAGCTGTACGAAGGCATCCACAACCTTTTGGTGGATACCCTGTATATGTCTTTGTATACCGGCAACGCCAACATCAACAATACAACCACTGTTTACACGCCAACCAATGAAATCACCGGAACCGGTTACACGGCAGGTGGTATTCAGGTGACGGGGGCAACGGTCTCAAATGACGGGAACTACACGGCCTATGTTAATTTTAATAATGTTGTCTGGCCTAATTCTCTTCTCACCGCCCGGTGCGCTTTGTTATACAACAGTAGTAAGTCCAACAGATCAATCTGCGTCATTGATTTCGGATCAAGCAAGACAATGGCGAACTTTACAATTACAATGCCTGCAAATACCCCAACTACAGCATTAATCAGGAGTTCAAATTGATTGTTACTACTACTAAAGGTGACATGGACGATTCTCTTCTCGTAAAAAAAGAAGGCACCATCGATAACGACATCGAGTTAACAACATGGGTTGAATATTGGTTGGATGATGAACTTGTCCACAGATCTGCTCACGTTACCCTTAAAACCTCTCCCTTCATGGATTTAATAGCAGCCTCAATGGGCTAAAGGAAACATCATGGCAAATACCCAATCAATGTGCACTTCTTTCTTGGGCGAGTTGTTAAGCGCAACTCACAACTTTAGCTCATCTAATCCTGCACACACAGCCAACACCGCTGATACGTTTAAAGCAGCTTTGTACTACACAACTGCAACGATCAACGCAGCCACTACGGCTTATACATCAACTGGCGAGGTAAGTGGAACAAACTATACCGCAGGTGGTGTGTCTGTAACCAATGCAACCAACCCAACTTCTACCAACAGTTCAGCAACTGCTGGTGTGGGATATTGGACTCCATCAGCCTCAATTGTGTATTCCACAGTTACCATTTCTACAGCTTTTGACACTGTTTTGTTGTACAACTCAACGCAGTCTAACAAAGCTGTGAGCGTACATACGTTTGGTGCTCAGACCATCACCGCAGGTACGTTTACACTGACAATGCCTTCCAACACAACAAGTACAGCTTTATTGCGCTTGTCTACCACCTAATAGGTGATTTATGGCAGGATGGGGCAGTGCCAATTGGGGTGACGGCCCGTGGGGGTATGGGTTAACCATCATCACGGGTAACAATGCAGCAGGTAATGCAGGCACTGTCACCCCCAATCTGACAATTGCCCTAACCGGGGTTGGAGCCTCTGGTCTTGTAGGGACGGTCAGTGATACTGACAACCCAACAATTGCTGGTGTAAACGCAGCAGGTACAACGGGAACTGTAGCCGGTAATGTAACGGTCACTCTTTCTGGTGTAAACGCATCAGGCGCAGTTGGAACCCAGTCTGTCAATATCTCTATAGCCCTATCTGGCGTAGGCGCTAGTGGTTTTGCAGGGTCTGTTGTAGTCAGTGATACCAAGGCTTTAACCGGTGTTCTAGCCAGTGGATTTGTTGGCAGTGTCACGGGAACGCCAAGCCTATCATTGACAGGCGTTTATGCATCTGGTTTTGTAGGAACTCCAACCGCAAGCGGGTCAGAGCAGGAAATTGGTAACTATGCTTCTGGAAGCGTAGGAACCGTTTCTTATAACCTGACCTTGGCTTTGACTGGGGTAGGTGCTTCAGGTGCTGTTGGATCTGTTATAGCCAATCCACAGATTGGCCTGACAGGCAATAATGCCGCAGGTTTGGTTGGGGCAGTATCTGTACCTCTTGGTGGTGATACAGCGCAAGGAACGCTTGGTGCAATAGGCTATAACCTAACGATTGCTTTGACAGGAGTTGGAGCAACAGGTACGGCGGGAACGGTAACAATGTTTGGCAGAGGAGCTACATTGACTGGCAATGTAGCATCTGCAACAGCAGGGAATATGGGTATTTACTACTGGAGTTTAATTAATGACAACACCACAACTTCATGGCAGAATATCACTGATTCCACAGGAGCAACTTGGTCTTTGATACCAACACAATGAGGAAATTATGTCAATCAATAACACAACATTATTAGGTCTTGCTCAACCTGTCACGGGTCAAGAATCCGGGGTTTGGGGCGATGACGTAAACAATGGTTTTACATCTATTGTTGACATTGCCATTGCTGGAACCAACAACATCACACAAGATTCTGACATCACGCTCAGTACCTTAAACGGATCGAATTCAACATCATTTGCCACGACCGGAAGTAATTCCACCACAGCGCAGTATTACATCCTAAACTGCACAGGTGCAAGAACTGCGGCAAGAAACATCATTGCTCCTGCAACCAGCAGGGCATTCTTGGTCTATAACAAGACCTCTGGCGGATATGCCATCACCATCAAGAAATCAGGTGGAACTGGGGTAACGATTGCAAACGGGGAAGTGGCAATTGTCTTTTATGATTCCATCACAGCTTCTGACTTTGTAAAAACAACTTCAAACCTAACAAATGTTTCTTCTGTTACAGGAACTTTGTCTGCTGCAAATGGTGGTACTGGGGTAGCAAACAACTCAGCCAATACAATTACCTTTTCTGGCAACTATGGGTTGACATTGACGTTAAGCAATACCACTTCGTTGACTTTGCCAACTTCAGGCACATTGTCTACTGTTTCTTTAAGCGCAGCTAATACATGGTCTGCCACCCAAACGTTTAATGGCACATCTTCTACATTTGCAACAACCTTGTTAAATGCGGCTGAACCAGCTACCGTATCCGCTACGGCAGCCACAGGAACCATTAATTTTTACATTAATAGCCAATCCGTTTTGTACTATACAAGCAATGCTTCAGCAAATTGGACATTAAATGTAGCTTTTAGTTCTGGCACATCTTTGAATACAGCTATGTCTACAGGACAGACTGTAACTATTGCATTTTTGGTAACACAAGGTTCTACTGCTTACTACGAAAATGTGTTTCAAATTGACGGAACTAATGTCACGCCTAAATGGCAGGGCGGAACAGCACCTTCTAAAGGGAATGCTTCAGGCATTGACGTTTACACATATACCATTACCAAAACAGGTAGTGCAGCATATACCGTTTTAGCATCACAAACTCAGTTTGCATAAGGGAACAATATGCCAACACCAATTACTATAGGTACGGCTTCAGCAAAAGCGTTTGGATTTACTGGTGGTGTTGCTAAATGCAACAAACCTATAGTTGATGTTGTTTATGCTACTCCGGGTACATATACTTGGGTTGCGCCTTCTTGTGTTACCTCAGTATCCGTTGTTGTAGTTGGTGGTGGAGGTGGTGGTGCTGAGCAACTTTGTTGTGGAAGCCTTTATGGAGGAGCCGGTGGTGGCGGTGGTGGTTTAGCATATAAAAACAATATTACAGTAACACCCGGAAATTCCTATACCGTAGTTGTTGGTAATAGAGGTATAAATTGCAGCGGCGGCGGACTTTCTTCTTTCAATTCAACCTGCGTAAAAGCAAATGGGGGTTCTGGAGGCTCAAATACTTCTGGCGGTAATGGCGGAACTTTTGTTTCTGGAACAGCAGGTTTTAGTGGTGGTAAAGGCGGAAATAGAACATTTACTTATATAGGCGCTGGAGGCGGCGGAGCAGGTGGCTATTGTGGTGCTGGTGGAGCTGGAGGAGCAACAGAATCTAATGGCTCAGCAGGAAGTGGCGGATCCGGAGGCGGAGGAGCAGGCGGCAATCCTTGTAGTAAAGGCGGTGGCGGCGGTGGTGGTGTTGGCCTTTATGGAAAAGGTTCTAACGGAGCAGGAGGATGTGCTTCTGGATGCAAAGCAGGGACAGGCGGTTCTGGCGGTTCAAAAGGAATTTCAATAGCTGGCTTTTGCGGTGGTGGTGGCGGCTTATATGGTGGCGGTGGAGCAGGAAGCGGAGGAGCTCTTGGTTATCTAGCTGGATATGGTGGATACGGAGCAGTTCGCATTATTGGCCCCGGATGTGCACATCAATTTCCAAGCACTTGCGTAGGAGCTATAAAAGGTTCCGCTATATTTGCAACCGCAGGTACATACACATGGATTGCCCCAGCAGGTGTTACTAGCGTTTCTGTAGTGGCTGTTGGAGGTGGCGGCGGTGGTGGTGGTGGCTCTGGTAGCTCTAGGCCCGGTCAAAGTGGATCAGGAGGCGGATTAGGGTATAAAAATAATATTTCTGTAACACCCGGTAATTCATATACTATTGTTGTTGGCGCAGGTGGTGCTGGCGCACTTTGCGCCCCCAACCGTTGCGGCACTTCTGGTGGAACTAGTTATTTTTGCCGGTCTTGTTTGGTTTCTGGTTCTGGCGGCAGATTCGGTGTTTATGGCGGAAATGCCAACTACCGATGTGGAGGTGGAAGTTACACTGGAACTGGCGGCGGACAAGGCGGACAAGGAGGAGCACCGTATTCATGCTCTTGCCCAAATTTAAACGGCGGCGCAGGTGGCGCTGGCGGATATTCTGGAAGCGGAGGAGCTGGCTCTTATTCTAACACATCATTCGTAACAATTCTACCAACTTCAGGTTCTGGTGGCGGAGGTGGAGGCGCTTATGCTGTAGGATCCTCTGGCTCCGGAGGTGGTGGAGTAGGAATATTTGGACAAGGATCAAATGGTGCAGGAGGAACATTCTCTGGCGGTTTGTGTAATACTGCGGGGAAAGGTGGTTCTGGAGGTTGTAATGGAGCCGTACCTCCGAGTACAAGTAGTGTACCGGGAGGAGCTGGTGGAAAATATGGTGGCGGAGGCGGAGGAGCGCAGCTATATTATCGTGGAGGTAATGGTGGCGTTGGTGCAGTTCGTATCATTTGGCCCGGATCAACACGTTCATTTCCATCAACTTGCGCTGGCAATCCTTAATTGAGGTATAAGAATGGCATTATTTATTCAAATTCAAAACGGACAACCTATAAATCATCCTGTTTATGATTTCAATTTAATCCAAGCATATGGATCAATCCCACAAGGTTGGGCAATGTTTAATCGTGTCGAACAACCTTCAACACTTATTACAAGCCCTTTCCAAAAGGCGCAATGCACTTATGCTTTGTCATCTGATGGCATAACTTGGGAAGATGTTTGGACTGCGGTTGAAATGACAGACGCAGAAAAATCAGCTTTGATTGCTGAGACTGAGGCTAGCCCGCCCGGCCCTAATGCTACATTGAACACTACCACACTAAAATGGGAACCTAATGTTGCCAAACCTACAGATGGGGCAAAATACGTTTGGGATTGGTCAAAAGGAGAATGGGTTGTGATACCATCAAATCCTACAACATAAGGAGAGAGAAATGCCAGACGGAACCTCAGAACTAGAAGTGCCAGTTGAAAATCAATTGGCTTCATGGACTTATTTCCCATCAATAATCTATACCGTTGAGAAGCCTGAGTTTCTTAAAACGGTTAAAGAAGTATCAGAAGAACGCTTAAAAATACAAAAAGCTCAAAAGAAACTAGACCCTATTTTTCCGGTCATCATGACAGATAATTTGTTTACTGATGAACGCATGGCTGATTTTTCTACCTACGTGGGTTCTACGTCTTGGAACATATTGCAGACTCAAGGATATGCAATGGATAATTTAGCCACTGTTTTTGAGTCTATGTGGACGCAGGAACACCACAAGCATTCTTTGATGGAGCAGCATGTACACGGATTTGGAGCACAGTTAATTGGGTTTTATTTCCTTGAAGTTCCTGAGAAAAGCTCACAAGTCATTTTCCATGATCCACGTGCAGGAAAAGTACAGAGTAATCTTATAGAAACCAATATGGCTATGGCAACACCAGCCAGTAATGCCATTCATTTCAATCCAAAACCCGGGTTGTTAATGTTTGCAAACTCATGGCTGCCTCATTCATTTGGCCGTCATGCTGCTAATAAACCTATGAAATTTGTTCATTTCAATATCACGGTTCAATTGGCGCAACAACCAGCCTGTTCAATCCCACCCGCAGCGGAGATTGTATGAACAAGTACA